AGCTACAAGACACTAGTCATTCAGTCTAATCCTGATGTCCCTGAGGAGCTGGTTACCGGGGATAGTGTTGAGGCGATAAATGATTCTCTCACCTCAGCTAAGGAGCTTGTTAGCAAGATAAGGAAAAGCATGGAGGCTGAAATTTCACTGGCCAGGGTTCCGGCTGGCGCTCCGGAGAGAACACCACCTGATTTGTCAGGTCTATCCCCGCGGGAGAAGATTCAATACGCAGTAGGCGGCTTTTCATCCTGAAATAGACAGAGTATATCACGGGACGAAAGCTAGTTAAGAGACTTAAAGGAGGAACAAAATGGCTTTAACTTTAGCTGAAGCATCTAAACTATCGAACGACATGTTACTACAAGGGGTAGTAGAGACCATCGTCAAGGATTCACCCATCCTTCAGCGCCTACCCTTCATTGAAATCGTGGGTAACGGTCTAACCTACAACCAGGAGAAGACCCTACCTAGCATTGATTTCTATGATGTAGGTGATACCTGGGATGAGTCCACGCCAACCTTTGAACAGATAACAGCCAACCTGAAGATTATGGGCGGCGATGCTGACGTCGATAATTTCCTTAAGGCAACGCGGAGCAATGTCCAGGACCTAGAGACAGCCGTCATTGAGCTCAAGGCTAAGGCACTCCGGGATAAGGTCGAGGAGACCTTTATCTACGGAGACTCAAGCCAAAATGCCAAGCAATTTGACGGACTCAAGAAGCTCATTGATACGGCTACCGCCAGCGACCAGGTGATTGCTATGGGGGATACCGGGGCTACCCTTACCTTGGCCAAGCTGGACGAGCTTATTGATGCTGTAAAGGGTGGCAAACCACACATGCTACTGATGAGCCGTCGCTCAAGGCGAAAGATTAATGCCCTGGTCAGGGCAGCCGGGGGAATGATGGATACCGACCGGGATACCTGGGGTAATTTCGTCCAGCTGTGGGATGGTGTTCCTATTGGCGTCAATGACTGGATTCTTGATACCCACGTCCTGGTTGATGGTCTGGAGACAGCCACCACTGGCGGCATCTATGCCGTTCAGTTTGGGGAAGGTGCTCTCTGTGGCTTAACCAGTCCTGGTTTCCTGCAAGTAGAACCGATTGGCTCACTGGAGAACAAGGACGCCTCTCGGACGAGGGTTAAGTGGTATTGCTCTCTAGCCCTGTTTAGCTCGATTAAGGCAGCCGCTTTAATCGGAGTTCAGGACTAAAACTATTAATTTCCAGGGGAGTCTCGTAAGAGGCTCCCCCAGAGAGGGGAAAAAATGGAAAACAAAGATGTAGCCCGATGGCGTTGTCATTACAAGCTCAGTAAATACCATGAGAACATTGAGCCTTACCGTGGTTCAGAGCAAGCCTTCTATGACAGATTCAAGCCTTACGAGGTAATCGAGGGTGAGGGTAATTGCCTGCTTAATGCTGGCATTGATGAGATGTGGGATTTGATTACCGGGGCAGTCTCCGGAGCTGACCACATCTACGATAACTCCCACGCCCAGCTTGGCGTTGGTGATTCCGATACTGCTGCCGATGCTACCCAGACCGATTTACAGGCAGCCAGCAATAAAACCTACCAGGGTATGGAGACCGGCTATCCAACTTCGGCTAATCAAAAGGTGACTTTTAAGGCTAGCTTTGGAGACAGTGAAGCCAACTATACCTGGAATGAATGGGTGGTGAAGCAATCAGCCAGCGGTAAGTGCCTAAACCGAAAGGTCGACTCACTGGGCACGAAATCAAGCGGCACCTGGACTTTGGAAGTTAGTATCACTTTAAGCTAGCGAGGTAAGGGATGAATCAGGTAATGTATTTAAAGATACTAGATGGACGAAAGGTCGTTGATGCCTACCGTGAAGCCCATCGCCAGCTACACAGTAAGCCCTGGTATAGAGGCATACCTAAAGAGCACACGCCGCTACTGAATAGCCTGCTGGCTGAACTTGAAAATAAAGGCTTCAGCTCTCTTCAGGAATTCTGGGATGCCAGTGAAGAACTGAATATTCAGGAGCTTGGGTTCGAATCTAGGGCAGATTTTGAAGCTAGGGCTACCAAATCCAACCGTGAAACTCTGCAAAGGATGTGGCAATAATGGCTACCGAAATATTTAGACCCAATGCTGGTGGAACTACTACTGAGCTAACCCGTTGGCCTGGAGCTGCCCCACCTGACCCTAATGTGAATTACACTCTGGTTGATGAGGAGACCCCCGATGAAGCTTCAACAATGGTATATAGGGGTGTGGAGTCATACGCACTTGATACCTATAATATACCAGACCATTCTGAAGGTTCAGAGACAATCAATCACGTCAGGGTTTATTGTCGGATGCAAAATAGTCCAGCTTTCGGTAAAGTAGCTATCCGCACTCACAACACTGAGTATTATGGTGATGAGGAGAACCTAACCGCTAGTTGGGTAAGCTATAGCAAGCAATGGGATACCAATCCCAATACCGGTAGTGCCTGGACTTGGGATGAGATAGATGCCTTGGAAATAGGTGTTGCGCTTAAGGGTGGTGGTGGTAATTCTGCCCGCTGCACACAGGTTTATGTTGAGGTTGACTATACAGCAATAACCCCAAAGACTTCCTCTGATGCTGGCTCTGGGGTAGAAGGCACTTCTATGCAGGCTGCTACCTTAGCTGGCAATGAACTTGGCCAGGGCTCCGATTCTTTTATAGTCAAGATAGAAACACCAACCAAAGGGGGAGGTATGAAATTATGGACTTAAACGCTATGAGAACCATGGTCAGGCGTGACCTAAAGGATGAGGATTCAGGGAACTACCGCTGGACTGATGAAGAACTGGACAGGCACATTGCTCACGCCCTCAAGGAGTTTTCTGAGGCAGTTCCTCTACCGGTAAAGGCTACCCTCCCCACCACCACAGGCTCCAGAGTAATTGACATATCCTCTCTGACCGATAGGGTTATGATGGAAGCCGTGGAGTATCCGGTAGGCAAGTTCCCGCCCCGCTACCAGAGGTTCACTCTATGGGGGCATGCCCTAACCCTATTTGGTGATGATGTTCCCGATGGCTCCAACTGTAATGTCTATTATGGGAGTCTCCATACTCTTGATGCTGAAGTGTCTACCATCCCCTCCAGATTGGAGGATTTAGTGGCTACTGGCGCTGAGGGCTATGCCGCTGTGGAGTGGGCAACCTACGCCATTAATCGGGTTAATGTTGGTGGTACTACCACGCCTCGGGATTTTCTAGCCTGGGGGAATGAGAAGCTGAAGTTTTTTACGAGTGAACTGAAGAGACTGGGCAGGAGAAATAGGGTTAGGCTCCGCTCCCTGTATAAACCCTACATTCCTCCGGTGTCCAAATCAACTGACTATGGGCCTTAACAAAGTAAAAACCAACCCCGGGGGAGGTAATGGCGATAAACATCTATAAAGCACTGTGGTCAAGGATAGGCGGCCGACCGTGGACCTATATCCTGCGTGACACCTGGCATAAGTTTGAAGGTCTCTGGATTATCGGTCTTGTTGCCATCGGTGCTTTACTGGGGCATTGGCTCTGGGAGTTAATCTTCTGGTTCCTACTGGTCTTCGCCTTTGGCTACACAGCTGGCCACCTGTTCTGGGGCAAAGAGTATATCCCTAACCAGGGGAGGACTAGTAATACAAGTGGAGTAGAGTGATGAGACAACTTAACTCAACGCTACTAGCTGCCCAGAAAGAGGTGACAAGAACCCCCTATGTTAAGCTTGAAGCCAAGAATAAGGTTGCTGGGGTAATAAGATACGACTGGTCAAGGCTCTATAATGGCTCGGAGGCTGACTACTTTCACGCCGTGACCATGCCCGGTGATGGTTCTCTCATCAGGGTCAGGATAACACCCCCATCTGATTCCAGAAAGCTCTATCGCCAGAGAGTAGCTAACCCCAACCCGGATTCTGACTTCAGCCAGTGGGTTTATATCAACCAGTATAATGCTGTTATTGTGGCTTGTTGCTCATCAGGGGCTGAGGTGTCTATCTTCTGGATTAAGAGTGACCGCAAGATTTATCAGTTAAAGAGCACTGACTACGGTGTCAACTGGGTTAGCCCTGAGCTTCTTGGCTATACTCCGACCACAGCCATCTATGGTATCGCTGCTGCCTATAAACCCAATGGGGACATCGCTCTTTT